CACACGACGGACAGCGTCGATCCGCACGCCGAGGGCGACGAATACACCGTCTCGGATCCGGCGTTGTTCGAGACGTTGATCGCGATCGGCTTTGTGCATTACGAACCGGCCCCGTGAACGTTTTCGGCTTTAACATCACGCGCGGGGGCGTCCGCTCGACGCAATCGCCGCCGACGACGGGCGTCGGCGGTGGCTGGTGGCCCGTCGTGCGCGAGTCATTCTCGGGCGCGTGGCAACAAAACGTCGACGTCACCCTCGATAGCGTGCTCGCGTACTTCGCCGTCTACGCGTGCATCTCCCTGATTGCGTCGGATATCGGAAAACTGACGCTGCGCCTGGTCGCAAAAGACGCCGACGGCATTTGGAACGAGATCGACAACCCCGCGTTTTCGCCCGTGCTCCGCAAGCCGAATCGCTACCAGACGATCAATAAGTTTATCGAGCAATGGATCATCTCCAAGATGATCAACGGGAACGCGTACGTGTTAAAGGAACGCGACGCCCGCGGGATCGTCGTCGCGCTCTACGTGCTCAATCCCATGCTCGTCATGCCGCTCGTCGCGCCCGACGGATCGGTCTATTACAACCTCGGATCCGATTACCTCTCGGACGTGCCGTTCGGCGCGCCCGCCGTGCCGTCGAGCGAAATTATCCACGACACGATGGTGACGCTCTTTCACCCACTCGTCGGCGTCACGCCGATCTACGCGTGCGGCCTGGCGGCGACGCAAGGGTTGCAGATCCAAACGACGTCCACGAAGTTTTTCGGCGCGGGCAGTCGGCCGGGTGGCATTCTCACGGCCCCCGGCGCAATCTCGGACGACACGGCGGCGCGCCTCAAAGCGAATTGGGATACGAATTTCACCGGCGACAACGTCGGCCGCGTCGCCGTCGTCGGCGACGGGTTGCACTACGAATCGATGATGATCAAGGCCGACGACGCGCAATTGATCGAGCAACTCAAATGGACGGCCGAAAACGTGTGCTCGTGCTACCACGTGCCACCGTACATGATCAATGTCGGGCCGACGCCGCCGTACGCCAACGTCGAGCCCGTATTTCAGCAGTACTACGCGCAATGTTTGCAATCACTGCTCACCAACCTCGAGAAGTCGCTCGACGCCGGCCTCGGGTTGCTCGACAAGATCAACGGCACGCAGTACGGCACCGAGTTCGATGTCGACGATCTCATCTGGATGGATACGGCGACGCGCACCAAGGCCGCGGGCGATGCGATTTCAACCGGGGGCATGGCCCCCGACGAGGCGCGCAAAAAGTACTTCGGGCTCGGCCCCGTCCCCGGCGGCGCGACGCCGTACATGCAACAGCAAATGTTTTCGCTCGCCGCCCTGGCCGAGCGCGATGCGAATCAACCCTTTGCAAAACCGGCCACCCCGCCGCCCGCGCCGCCCGCCGACACCACGCCGCCGCCGCCTGAGGATCAGACCAACACGCTCGACGCGCTCGGCGCCTTGTTGGCGGCCGAATTGGAGCGCGTGGCGTGACTGGCGACGAGATGCGCGGGCTCGTCCTGGCGATTGCGCCGACGGTGCGCGACTACGTGGCCCGGAAGGCCGCCGAAACCGCCGCGCCGCTGCTCGAGCGGATCGCCGGCCTCGAGGCGCGCCCGGCGCCGCGGGATGGGCGCGACGGCCGCGACGGGGCCGCCGGCGTCGACGGCGCGCCGGGCGCGGCGGGCCTCGACGGCCTCGGGTTCGGCGATCTCGAACTGTTGCACGACGGCGAACGGCGGATCACCGTGCGCGCCGTCCAGGGCGACCGGGTGAAAGATCTCGGCGTCGTCGTGTTCCCCTGTGAGATCTATCGCGACGTGTGGGCCGCGACCAAGACGTACGAGCGCGGCGACTGTGTCACGTACAGCGGATCGGAGTGGCACGCCAACACGACGACGACGGCGAAACCGGGCGACGGATCGGCCGCGTGGACGTTGAAAGTCAAACGCGGGCGCGACGGCAAGGACGCGACGACGAGCGCGATCGGAGCGCGCCACTGAATGGCCACGCTCGTCACGCTCCCGCAAGTGAAGGATCATTTATTGATCCCGATCGTCGCCAACGATCCCGGCGATCCCGATCTCCAACTCAAGCTCGACGCCGCGGAAGCGGCGATCCTCGACTACGTCGGCGCGACGGTCTATTGGCGGCCAATCGTGGCGACGTGGCTCGATGGGAGCGTGACGCCCCCCGGGTTTGTCCTGGCCGCGATTCTCTTGCAGTGCGGCGAGCTCTGGCGATTCCGCGGGGATGATCTCGCCGTCGCCGGCCCGATGCGGACGCCCGGCCAAGATTTTTCGGATGTCGTCGTGAACCTGTTGCGACGCGTCCATGATCCGGTGGTGGTATGAGCCCGGCGCTCTCCCAAAACGCGCGGCTCGCGTTGCCCACCCCCGCGGGCCGCCGGATCCACTGGATCACGTTACAGAACCCCGCGCCGCTCGTGCCCGACGGCGACGGCGGATTTACCGGGGGCGGCCTGGCGGATTGCGATCCGGCCGGCGTGCGCGGCGAGATCCGCGAGCCGAAAGGCCGCGACGAGGAATACATCGCGTCGGGGACGGTGGTCCCGATCGCGACGCGCATGGTGACGATCCCCTATCACCCGCAAGTCACCACGAAAACCGTGCTCACGTGCAACGGGCGCACGTTCAACGTCACCGGGATCGACAATCTCGACCAGCGCAATATCGAATTGCGGTTGTATTGCGTGGAAGTGATCGCATGAACCGCCTGTACTTTGAGGGGCTCGATCTCGACGAGTGGGCCGGGTGGCCGGATACCCTCATGCACGACGCCGAAGCGATCGTCACCGAGTACGTGGAAGGGGCCCAAGCCGCGATCGCCGCGGCGTACCCGTCCGAGGCCGCGGCGTTGGCCGCGCGCGTCACGCATACGATCGCGGTGGACGGCTATCAGATTGCGGCCACGGTCCGCAACCCGCACCCGCTCGCGTGGATTTACGATCACGGGACGATGACGCGTCACACCGAGGCCGGCGTCGATCGCGGCGCCGAGGGGCCCAAACATATTTTTGTGCCGATCGCGTACGAGTGGGCCCGGGAACAATACCTGGCGTTGTCGGCGATGCTCCAGGGATTCGGGTTTATCGTCACGGGCGAGATCGACGACGGGGATCGCATTGAGTAACTCGGCCTACGCGGATCGCGTGCGTGCCGACGGCGCGATCGCGTACTGGCGCCTCAATGAGCCGATGGGGACGCACGCGCGCGACAGCATTGGATACAACGACGGGACGATCAGCGGCGGCGTGACACTGAATCAGCCGGGGACGCTCGCGGGCGACTCCGCGATGGCGTTTGATGGGACGAGCGGGTACGTCACGGTGCCAGCGTTTACGATCCCAGCCGCTTGCACGATCGAAGCGTGGATCAAGAGTACGTTTCAGGGAGCCTATCAACCGTTCTTCAGTAATGCGAGCGGCGGGGGTGACATTTTCGTAGGGACTAATACAGGGTTGATGGTGGTCTACAACAGCAGTGGCGGCGCGCAGGGTTCGCATCCGGTCTGTGATGGGACGTGGCATCACTTAGTGTGGACGACGAACGGAGCCCTCTCTAATTTCTATATCGACGGCGTTGTGCATGACATAACTAACTTTGTCCAACCCAATGTCGCTGAGACTAGCTCGGGGTGGCTTGGGGCGCGCGTGTCCACGAGTACTTTTTGGACGGGCACTATCGATGAAGTCGCGATCTATCCCACGGCGCTGACTCCCGCGCAGATTCTCGCGCACTATCAACTCGCCACGGCGATCCCGGCGCCGCCGGCCTCGAGCGCGATCGATCGGGCCGTGATCGGGTACCTAGCCGGCGATACGACGCTCGCGGGGCTCATGCCGGGCGGCGTGTGGTACCAAGTGGCGCCGCCGAGCTCGCAACAATTCGTGATCGTGTCGCTCGTCGAGAGCGTCGAGCGGATCATGTTTGGCGGCCGCGCCTGGGAATCGGCGCTCTATCTCGCGAAGGCCGTCGAGTTTTCGTCGCCGACGGTGCACCACGCCAACGCGCGCGAGGCCGGCGATCGAATCGATGCGTTGCTCGATCCGCAACCGCCGGCGCCGCCGGCGCCGCTGACGATCACCGGGTACGGGGTGATGCTCCTGCAACGCGAGGGGCGGCGCGTCTACGATCGCGAGCCCATGGCGAACGACGCGACATTGATGTGGACACATTGTGGCGCGATGTATCGCGTCTGGGCCGAGGCGCAGTAACCGAGGGAAGGGGATCACAATGGCGGCAACCGATCGGCACCATGGCAAAAGCGGCGTCGTCGAAATGGATATCACGGGGGGATCGACGTTGGTCCCGGTCGTGTCGCTCGATTACTGGGATCTCGACATGACGACGCAAAAGGTCAAAGTCACGGCCTTTGAAGATCCCAACGAGGTGTACGTAATCGGCCGGCCAGATCTCAAGGGGACGTACAAGGGCTGGTACGATTCCGTGGGCGGCATGGTGATTTTTGACGCGATTCAAAGCCCGACAGCGGTCGCGCTCAAACTCTTACCCGTGTCGACCGATACCACGAAAGCCTTTGCCGGTAAGGGGTGGATGGACGGCAAGATCACGGTCGACTCGAATGGCGCCGTTGCCGTGAATGGGACGTTTGTCGCCGCGGGCCCGTGGACGTTGCCGACGTAAAAGTGACCGCCGTCCCGTTTCCGCCCGTGATCGAAGGGATCGTGGCTGAGATCCGATGGACGTACTACACGGCCGCGGCGATCAACGGCTACCGGCTCACCTGGGAACGGGCCGCGCGCCGGTGGTCGCTCGCGGCGACGGTGGTCCTGGCCGACGCGTTCAAGATCGCGCAACGGCCGCTGGTGTTCGTCGCGCTCGTGCGCGGCGCCGAGTGGCAATTCGATATTCTCTCGTTTGAGTTACCCGGGCTTCACGGGCCCATGACGGCCCGGCTCGGGCTCCCGAGGACACACCGCAAATGAACGTCGCCCCCTTCACCGACGACGCGCGGTTGCCGCCTGGCTGGCGCTTCGTCCAAGGCGAGACGCGCCGGCTCGAGCTCGCCGAGGGCGATTGGATCCTCGTGAAACAACGCCTCAACGCCGGCGAACGCAACAAACACTACGAGCGCCAGTACACGATCACGGGCGAGGGGACACTCGCGCCCAATGTCGCCATGCGCGCCGGCCTCTCGATGATCCTCGCGTATCTCGTCGAGTGGAATCTCACCGATGCGACGAGCCGGATCGTCCCCTTGCGCGGATTGCCGGGTGAGGATGTGATCCCGATCATGACGGCGGCGCTCGAGAACCTCGATCCCGAGAGTTACGACGAAGTGCTCCAGGCGATCAAACGCCACGAGCTCGACATGATCGCCGCGCGTGAGGCGGAAAAAAAAACCCGCATTGGCGCGCGCGGATCGTCCGCGATCTCGCCATTGCCCGACGCTTCCACTGGACGTACCCCGACGTCGCCGCACTCGATAGCGACGTCTACACCGTGATCCTCGAGGACATGGTCCGCGAGCTCGAGTAAAACTGTATGGCGGTCACGGGCAAATTCGACGCCGATTTTAGCGATTTTAAAAGCGAAGTCGACGAGTCGACGGCGAGACTCAAAGCGATGGAAGTCGAGGCCGACGCCGTGGGCGCCGCCGTCGACAAGGCGCTCACGCCGAAAGGCGGCGCCTCGAGCGCGCTCGACGCGCTCACGGGCGCGCTCGGCAACGTGGGCACGGCCGCGGCCGCGACGACGACGACGCTCGGCCAGCTCGCGATGGAAAATAACGCCATCGCGGCGAGCAGCACGATCGTGGTCACGGCCGCGGAGATCGAAGCGGCCGGCATTAACAGCCTAGCCAAGGAAATCGAGGCCGTGACCGGCGAATTGTTTACCGCGGGGGGCGCCGCGAGCGCGCTTGGCGCGGCGTTTATCGGGTGGAAGATCGGGCGCGCGGTGTCGGATTTTTTCGATCTCGATAACATCATCGGCAAGGCGACGGCCTCGTTGCTCGGGTTTGGCAATGTCGCGGCGGAAACCGCGGCCGCCAAGGCCGACACGCTTGCGAAGGCGACGGCCGAGCTCGGGTATCAGATCACCAACGTCGACGAAGCGGTCAAAGGCCTCACCGAGAAAAACCTCGAGCGCATGAAAACGGCGCTCCAGGCGACAGCGGCCGCGGCCTCGGATAAGGCGTTCTACGATTGGGCCAAACAAATCGAGCAACTCACCCAGGCCGGGTTGATCCCGCAACTCACGAAGGATCTCGACTCGCAAGCGTTCAGCGTGAAAGAGCTCGCGACGCGGTACGGCGGCGAGGGGCTCACCGGCGCGATTCAGGAGTACGCGCGCGAGCTCACCAAACAACGCGCCGCGGAAAAAGAGGCCGACGCGAGCCACGCCGATTTTCTGAAAGAAGTACAGGGGATCCTCAAGGCGCAAGACGACGAGAAAAACAAGCAAGAGGCGATCGACGCGAAAGTCCGCGAGCTCGAGCGGAATCACCTCGTCGACATGGGCGCGGGGATCCTGGGATTGAGTCGGCTCGAGCAAGAGAGCTCGCAAAAAGATTTCGAGGCGACGGCCAAACAGATCACGGCGCACGAGAAACTCGTCGCGACACTGAAAGAGGAAGTAGCCGCGGCAACGGCGCTCAATACGGCGCGCACGCTCGGCCCGACGACACCCGACGCCGCGGGGGACGCCGCGAGCCGGCGCGATGCCGCGCTCTCGCGGATCTCGGCGCAACAGGCCAAGGCGCCCGAGGTCGATCTCTCGTCGCTCATCGTCGACGCCTGGCTCAAATTCGATGAGCAAGTCGGCGCGCGCGCGCCGTTGCCCGGCGCCGCCGGCACGGGTCCGACGGTCAATATGAACGTCAGCGGCGTCTTTGATATGTCGACGGTCCGGCAAATGACGGACGCGATCTCGGCGGAACTCATGCGGCGCACGGGCGCCGATCGGTATCTCCCGGCGCGGTAACTTCAGAGGAAAGGGATCGACCATGGGCGCCGCACAAGCGACGGATTACCTCGAGAATCTATTCATTGATCACATGTTCCGGACGCGCACCTGGGCGAAACCGGCGGCGCTCTGGATGGCGCTCTTTACGGCCGCCCCCACCGACGCGGGGGGCGGGACGGAAGTCGCGGGCGGCGCGTACGCGCGCGTGAACCTGCCCCCGCTCGATACGAATTGGAACGCGACGCAAGGCGGGACGTCGGGCAACAGTAGCGGATCGGCCGGCGCGACGGGCAACGCGATCGCGATCGTGTTTCCGGCGCCGTCGGCCAATTGGGGCACCGTGACGCACTTCGCGATCATGGACGCGGCGACGGGCGGCAACATGTTGGTCTGGGACGTGCTCACGGTTCCGCGCACGATTATCAGCGGGGATCCGGCGCCGTCGTTTGCGATCGGCGCGCTCGCCGTCACGATCGGATAACGCGCCATGACGCAAGTTCTCAAGCATCTCAAAAACTCCACGATCGCCGACGGGCCCGATCCCAATCAGATCAACCCGTCGGATTGGAACGCGGCCCACGTATTTTCGGCCGGCGCCCTGGGCGGCCTCTTGATGCGGGACACGGGCGACGCGACGTACGGCGCGTCGTGGCTCGCGAGCGTCGCGGCCGGGAGCGTGTTGATCTCCAACGGCGTCGGCGCCGCGCCGACATGGGCCGCGTCGCTCACGCTGGGCGCCAATCTCACCATCGGCGGGGCGTTGATCGCCAACGGCGCGGTGCAACATCAAATCAACTTCAGTAGTAGCGCGATTCTTGGACTGCAAATCCGCAACACGCTGGCGGGCCCTGCGGCCGGGGCGTACTTCCAACTCGGGAACGATAACAACCCGGCGTTGTTGAACGTCGTCTCATATGCGTCGACGTATACCGGTGCGGTTGGGATCGGGGATCGCGCGGGCGGGACGCTGTTTTATCACAGTGGCGTCGGCGGCCTGGTGCTGCACGCGGCGAGCGGGGCGCTTGAATTTTGGACGAACTCCGCAAAACGCTGGACGGTGGATAACGCCGGCGCCTTGTTCGCGGGTGTGGTAGCGGCGGGCAATTCGCATACCTGGTTGCAGCAAAACGGCGGCGCGATTCAGATCGGCAACGCGGGAACCGCGAATGTGTTTTGTCTGAATTTTATGAATGCCAACGGCGGCGTTGGGAGCGTGGCGACGAGCGGATCGGCGACGGCCTTTAACACGGCGTCGGACGCGCGCCTCAAAACCGATCGCGGCCTCGCGCGCGATACCGCGGTACTGGAACGCACGGCGATCCATGACTACGCGTGGATTGCGGACGGCACCCCTGCGCGTGGCGTGTTCGCGCAAGACGCGCACGCGATTAAACCGGACGCCAATATACCCGGGACGGATGAGCGCGACGAGCACGGCCGACTCGTGCGCCCGTGGTCAACCGATTACTCCAAGTACGTGCCGGATCTCATTGTCGGGTGGCAACAGCATCACGCGCGGCTCGCGGCGCTCGAGCGCGTGATCGCGCGGGGGTGATCGGGTGGCGTTTGCGCGCGTCTTGACATTTGACAGCAACCGCCGCGGCCAGTCGCGGTTTGCGATCCTCTACGCCGCGGTGTTGCTGGGCGCGCCCAAGGGCGCCCGCGGGCTCGAGACGATCCGGCGCGAGGCGCGCATTCTCGACGCGCTCGACGCGATTAGCGACGCCGACGCCGCGGCGCCCGGGCCCGTGCCGGCGCGGCAGGTGCACCCCGGCGCGCGTCTCGTGCTCACGCAACCCGAGCTCGAGCTCGTCGGCCGATACCTCGAGGCCGTCGAGTGGGCGCCGGTCGCGTCGCGCGACGTGATCGACGCGGCCGATTGGGTGAGCGCGGCCGCGACGCACGAGGATCCCTAAATGGGCGGCGCGTTTTACGCGCGCGCGTTTTACGGCGTCGGGTTTTTCGTCGGCGTCTTGCTCAACTCGTCGGCAATCGCCGTCGGCGCGTCGGGGACGCTGAGCACGCCACAACCGCTCGAGGCCACCCCCGCGATCGCGGTGAGCACGACGGCGAGCGTCCGCGCGCCGGCCGTGTTGACGACGGTTCCGGCCCTGGCGATCGGGGTAGCCGCGGATCTGCAAACCTTCAGCGGGATCGCGGCGGCCGTCGGGATCGCGCTCAGTGTCACGCCGCCCCGGCTCATTTTCGGCGATCAATCCCTCAGTAGCGGCGCGGGCGCCTTCTACGGCGTCGCGTTCTATTACCCGGCGTTTGGCAACGGGCAACCGTACGCGGGGATCCTCGTCGCGAGTGCCGTCACGCTCACGGCGCCGATCGTGTTGCGCGACAGCGTGGGGATCGCGATCAGTGCCCGCGGCCAAATCAGCCTCAAGCCGATCCTGGGGGGCACGAGCGGGATCGCGATCGGCGTCGCCCCGCTCACGCTCACCGTCACCGGGATCTCGGGCACGACGCCCGTGCTCGTGATCGGCGGCGTCCCCTGGACCGCGCGCGTCGGCTCGGCCGTCGTGCGCGATATCGTCAACGAACAAGTCAACACGTTCGAATGTGTGATCGACGATCCCGCGGGCGCGCCCGTGCCGGGGAACGATTTGCGGCTCGGCCTCGGCTCGCTCTTGCCCGATCGATTGATTTTCGGCGGCGTCGTGCAAAGCGTCGACTCGACGTTTACCCTGACGACGGATCACCCCTCATGGATCGTGCGCGCGAGCGATTACGGCGTCTTGCTCAATCGCCGGCTCGTGTGGGGCACCTATACCAACGTGTCGGCGACGAGCGTCGCGTACGATCTGCTCATTCGGTTCTCGGGCGGGTTTGGCGGCGTGCATGTCGCCGTCGGGTTGCCGCCGATCACGCTCACGCTCGACGGCGTGAACCTGAGCGCGGCGCTCACCGAGATCGCGAATTTGATCGGCGGCTACTGGTACGTCGATTACAGCAAAGACGTGCACCTTTTCGTCACCGAAACCGATCCGGCCACCGATCCGCACCCGCTCGACGGGACGCCGCCGGCGCCGCTCGGCGATCCGATCCTCACCATGCGATCGGATAACAGCCAACGCCGCACGCGGATCCTCGTCGTCGGCGTGAGTGTGGGATTGCTCGCGCCCGTGCGCGCCACCGATACGCAGATCCCGATCGAGACGGCCGAACCCTTCGCGGGCGTCGGCGCGCTCGCGCAATTCGGGAGTGACGGCGCGCGGATCGCGTATGCGAGCACGGCGGCCGGCGATGCGAGCGGCGTGCTCGTCGGCAACGTGGCGGCGCCCGGCACGGCGCCCGCGGCCGCGCTCGCGAGCGGCGTCGCCGGCGCGCTCGTCGGGTGGTATCAATGGGCCGTCGCCTTCGGGACGGCGGACGGCGAGACGCCGATCGGGCCGCGTACGGCGTCGCTCTTTGCGCCGGCCTTCGCGTCGCCAGGCGCAACGCCGGGGATCGGGCCCGAGGGGCCCGTCGGGCCGCTCGTCGGCGCGTATCTCTGGGCGGTCACGTACGTGTCGACGCTCGGCGAGACGCTCAACGGGCCCGGCGCCTTCCGCAACGCGATCGGGCTCACGGCCGGCGCCGCGAATTTGATCGTGGGCCCGGCGGCGATCTCGCGGTTGTCGCCGGGCGCGTACACGTGGGTAGTGACGTACCTGACGGCGTACGGCGAAACCTTGCCCGGGCAAGGGGTGTCGGCGACGCTCGGCGACGTCGCGATCCCGGCCGGGCCGAGCGCCATTGGCACGGCCGCCGGCGCCGGGCCGATCCCGATCGGCGTCACCACGGTTTACCGCTGTACGTTCGTCACGCAAGACGGGGAAACCGCCGGCGGGTTTGGGACGGGGTACACGCCGCCGGCGTTTGCGGGCCCGGCGCTCACCTATCAAAGCATGGTCGCGCATGGCGGCCTGTACGGCGGCCCGTACGCGTACGCCGTGTCGATCGTCACGGCCGCCGGCGAGTCGGCCTTGACGGGATCGTTCAACGCGGGCTCGGGATTTTTCACGGCCGCGCCGCAAACGGCGCCGACATGGACGGGATCCCAGGATACCCAAGGCCGGATCCAACCCGGGTTTACGTACTCCTGGGCCGCGAGTTTCTTTAGCGACGCGTACGGCGAAACGGGGCTCAGTTACTCGTACCAACTGAGCGTCGGCGGCGCGTCGGTGATCCGGTTGCTGATGAATGTCCCCGGGTTGCAAGGGGGCGCCGACGGGATCCGGATTTACCGCGCGCAAGCCAACGGCCCGTTTACGCTCAACGCCGAATTTCGCCGCGCCAACTACCCGACGCAATATTGGGACTACCTGTCCCAAGGCGAGCAAGGCGGCGCGTACCCCGTGCAATCGCTCAAGGCCGGCGTGCAAGCCGTGCTCACGCTCGGCGCGTCGCCCGAGGCCGGCGTCGTCGCGCGGCGGATCTATCGCACCAAGTCGGGCGGCGCCGACTGGTATCTCGTCGGCGAAGTGCAATCCAATACGCCCGTCACCTTTACGGATGTCGTGTTTGATCAAAACCTCACGACACGCAACCCCGTCACCGGCCTGGCCGGCCGCGCGGCGGCGCTCTCCGGGATCCCGATCGGGCCCGTCGGGACGATCGGCCGGCGGATCTATCGCCAACGCGCGAGCGCGTACTATCTCGTCGGCGAGCTCAAAGACAATTCGAGTACCACATGGATCGACGTCGCGGCCGATAGTGCGTTGTCCGTCGTGTGCCCGGGGATCAACACGGCCGGCGCGCTCTATGCGAGTGGCGGCCAACCCCTCGTCGCGATTCCGACGGGCCCGGCCGGCGTCACCGGCCGGCGCGTCTATCGGACGCCGGCCAACGGCACTACGCCGCGCCTCGTCGCCGAGATCCCCAATAACACGGCGACGACGGTGCTCGACAACGTGCCCGACGCGGCGCTCGGCGCGGCCAACGTGCCGGCCGTGAGTACCGCGGGCGGCGAGCAAGTGCGGCTCACGTCGATCCCGACGGGGCCACCGGGGACGCTCGCGCGCCGGGTGTACCGCACGATCGCCGGGGGCGGCGATCTGCGCCTCGTGCAACAGATCAACGACAATACGACGACGAGCATCGTCGACGCCGTGGCCGATCGCGATCTCGGCGCGCCGTCGCCCCTGCAAGCGACGGCCGGCGCGTCGGCCGTGACGCTCTCGAATATTCCGATCGGGCCCGGCGACGTGACGCGGCGATTGCTCTACCGCACGGCGGCCGGCGCGACGAATTTACAGTACGTCGCGACGCTGAGCGATAACACGACGACGACGTACACCGACGCGCGCGCCGATACCGGGCTCGGCAAGGCGCCCGAGCCCACGTCGACGATCGGCGCGCTCGCCGGCTCAACGTCGCTCGCGCTCTCGAGCGTGGCCGGGTTTCCGCCGGCGGGATGGGTGGACGTCGACGGGCAAATCATCCGGTACACCGGGATCACCGGCTCGACGCTCACCGGGATCCCCGCGCTCGTCGGCGCCACGATCACGCGCGCGGCCGCCGTCGCCACGATCACGGTCAATGCCCACGGGTGGACGACGGGCGATACGGTGATCGTCGTCGGCGCCGCGCAACCAGAATACAACGGCGCGCACGTCGTCACCGTGATCGACGGCAACACGGCGACGTACGCCGTGAGCGGGACGCCGATCACGCCGGCGACGCCGGCCACGGGCGCCACCACGATCACGGCCGGCGTGAGCGGCGCGATCACCCGGGCGATCGCCGGCGGCGCCGCGGCGACAACCGTCCCGCTGCTCGTCGGCGTGAGCGGCCTCACCACGCCGCGCCAGGCGAGCGATACCGTCGCGCTCTTAGTGATCCGCGATGATCTCGCCGCGCAAGCCAATCTCGCCGCGGCCGAGGGCGGCGACGGGATCCACGAAAACGCCGTCCGCGATGACACGCTCACCACGATCGCGGCGTGCGTCGCGCGGGGCGACGCCGAGCTCAAATTGTGGGCCTGGCCGCAAGTCGAGATCACGTATGCGACGCACGATCCGCTCACGCGCTCGGGCCGTACGATCGTGGTCAACTTGCCCGATCTCCACATGGTCGCGACGCTGAAGATCCTCGACGTGACGCTCGACGAGATCGGCGTCGCCGATCGCCTCTATCCCCGGTGTACGGTGCGCGCGGCCTCGGCCAAATTCTCGCTCGAGGATCTGTTGCGTCATGCCGTGTTGGACGTGTAGCGGCGTCGCGCTCGCGCTCGGGCTCGGCCTGGCCGGGTGTGCGCGGCCGCTCGTGTTGCGCGGGGTGCCGGCGGCGTGCGGCGACGGGTTGCCGGCGCGCGTGCTCGTCGGCGTCACCTGTCCGCGCGGGGTGTGCGGGTGGACGTGCGCGCCCGATCGGTGGCGCCTCGAGCTCGAGGCCAACAAGCGGCCGGCGGATCGGTGAACCTGGCGCCGGTTAGCACGGGACGATCACCCGTGGCCGGGATGGTAGCGGGCGCGCCGATCCGTCGCCGGTTTCTCACGCCGCGAGCGGGAGCGTCAATTGCGCCTCGATCGCCTCGTCGAATGTCCCGTGTAACCGGCGATGACACTTAGCGCAAAGCAACACGAGATCGGCGGGATCCTCGTGCCCGAGTCGTGCGTACGTGCGGTGGTGTACTTCGGTCCCGCGCCGGTGACACGTCGCGCATTCACCATTGCGATCCGCTCTCGCGCGCGCGTGAGTTTCCTTTACGTGTCGTTTCCACTCGGGCGTTTCTAAGTACATCTGGTAGGTCATTTGTTTGCTCACTTTCTCTCTGAGAAATGCCACCAAATCCCGCGATTGTCGCGACGTCCTGTCAACAGCGGTTTGAGATCATTCGCGATCGCGCGGGTGCATTGAAACTCTCGGCCCGTCGGAGCCCATTGCTCGAGTACCTCTAACGCTTCGCGCAATCGGCGCTGTTTCGTGCGGATCCGTGGTGCTAACTTCGTGCGCCGGACATGCGCCAATAAAACCCAATTCTCAAAATCGGGTGGTGGTGGCAGTGGCCTAACGAGATCGTCAAATGATTCACCCTCCGCGATCCACCTGCCGGCACTGCAATACACCTTGAACCGACAACCGAATTTGACCTGTTTCAGTTGTTGTCGGAGATGCTCGAGTGTGTCACTCAAGAATTTCGCGTGCCCCTCGGCAGCCTCGCGCGGAGTCGGGCCGCCGGGGATATCGACGAGCCCCACGTCGCGGCGAAATTCCTTATGCGTACGTGGCGGCGTGAGGATCTCCGCGATCGGAAAATCGACAGCCCAAGCGAGGCAATCGATCCGGGGTAGTACTTCGTCGCGCAATCGATTCTCAGCAACGAGCGTGACGGCGTGAACGTGTCGCCCCTCGCCGAGGCGCATTTCGATCATGTCGGGGGTAATTCTCAGACTGCGAACAATTCACTTCAACCGTGCGGGTGTTTGTGACGGTGCGAGGGAAAAGCGAAACCGATTAGTACAATGGCAGTACCGAGGCTTCCCGAGGCTTTGTACCAATGTCCTAATACACAGCCGAGCCGTAGCAACCTTTTAGCAACATCCTGTACGCAAATCGAGCGGTAGCCAGAGGAATTGAGAAGCATCGCGGCGAAGAGCCGGCGACGCTATTCGAGCCGTTTTCTGAGCAAAACTGCTGATTTTCGAGGGGTTTAGGAGAAGAGCGGGCTACGGGGATCGAACCCGTGTCCGAGGCTTGGGAAGCCTACGCACTCATGCCTAACACGCCTTAACACACTAACTTACAGACGTCTAGCAACTTCCGTAGCAACTTCCTGCAAGGATTTCACGAGTGATAGGGCTGATAGGGCTGATAGGCGGCCGTGTACGGCGTCGGGTTGTCGGGGGTGGGGCAAAAGGGGCGGGCGGCGTCCGATCGTGCGCGTGACGCCGCCGGCCTGGCGCGCCGGCTAGCCGATGTCGTCGGAGCCGGGTACCGTCGGCCGAGGCGACACGATGGGCGCGCGCCGCTCGGCGACGACGTACGCACAGAGCGCCGCGTAGACGTCGGCCTCGAGGAAAATCGTATTCGTCGTCTGGATCCCGTCCTCCGTGGTAAGCGTCACCCGCCCGTGTTCGAGATCGGCATACACCCCGTCGCCGAGATAGCGTTTCATGCGGCCCCCTTCGCGCGGATCGCGCGGGTCTGTTTAGCCGCGGCGCGCCGTTTCGCGGCCGTGTTGGCGTCGACGGTGGCCGGCGCCTGGCGCGCGCGCGGTGTCCGTTTCGCGTCCGCGGCGTCGAGCGCCGCGATCGCCTTCAGGTTCACGGCCTCGTCGGCGCCTTGCGCGTACTGCGCCGTTGCGCGCGAGTTTTTCGCATGGCCGAGCAACCTGCCGACGGTCGCGAGATCGCCCGTCTCCGCGTATACCGTTTTGCCTTGGGTGTGCCGGCCGCCGTACAGGTGGATCGGTGTGGTGGCGCCGTCGACGCGCCGCGCGGCGCGCTTGAACGAATGACTGACGGCGCTCGGTGAAAACTTCCCGTACGCGTCGGCGGCGTCAAACGCGCGCAACGCCTTCTCGGCGCGCGCCGTGAACGGGATCCACCGGGCGGGGACGCCGTGCCCCTTTTCGCTGGCCGGCCATTTGAGCGCGCGCAACTCCCACCGGATATCGTGCCGGCGGATCTGGTGGAGATCGACGGGCCGGATGCCGACGGTCGCGATCACGTGGGCGACGAGGCGCGCGATCGACGGCGCCGTGATCCCGGGTTTGATAAACCGTGTCGGCGGCATGGCGGCGAGAATCGTCTCGAGCGTGTCGGCCGGGATCGAGTGATCGGCCGGGATCCAGTGTTTCGGGCACGTCGTCGCCTCGACGAGATTCGCGGCGCCCGGGCCGTCGAGCACGTTATACAGGCGCACGAGCGCCGAGCGTCGGTGGTATACCGTGGGCGCGGCCAGGCCGGCCGCGAGCCACCCTTGGATCACGGCCTCGAGCTCGTCGCGCGTCACGCTGGCGCGGGCGCGATCGCCGTCGAGCGCCTCGAGCCACAACTCGAGATACCGCGCGATCTGGTGTTTGTATTTTTGCGCGGCGATCTCGGGTTTGGCGAGAAACGTCGCGACGTCCGCGGCGAGCGAGCCGGCGCCGGCGCGCCGCGGTTTCTTTCGCGCCGTGCGCCAGGCGCGCATGATCTCGAGCGGCGTGTCGTACGGGAATTGCTCGACGACGAGTACGCTGTCGACGCGCGTGTACGCTTGCCACCCGGCGCCGTTGCGCCGGATCCCGGTTTCTTTCCGCGCAATCATCGGCAACGTCCCGGATAAATCGGCGCGAGGCGATCACGCCGTGGGCCGTAATCGGTTTGGTAGTGCTCGGCCAACGGCCGCGCCCCAAATCCGGTGATCACTTCGGATCCGCAGTCGGGACACTCCCATTGATCAGCGTCCCACAACTTGTACGGCGCGCCGTCTTCGAGCAACTCCTCGACGGTAACGGAGTTTTTCTTGACGCGCATAAACCGGCCGCACCCACAAAGGACGTTAGAGCTCGTCGGCATGTTGGGCCGCCCCCCTCGGCGGATCCGCGAGACACGCGAGCGGGATCATGCACTCGTGACAATGTACGATGTTCGCGCCGGCGACGATCGCCGCGGCCTCGGCGCGCGCATAGATCCCGGCCTCGATGAGCCGGCGGGTATACCCGATCCGATCGGGGCCCCACCATGCTTGGTGTTCCATCGACCAGATCACGAACAACGATTCGTCCATCCTGGCCTCGCGCCGAGCTCGCGCTCGCGTTGGCGCCGTTGCTGACTCGCGAGGTACTCGCGGGCCGCAAGGCGAATGAAGAGCACGACGAAAAAAAGAGGCAACGGCAACATTAGGAACACGGTTTCAACCTTTCGGATATCTGGCAAAAGTAGCAGGGGTTTTCACGAGAGCGTTATCAACATGTTGTCTATGAATAGTTTGGTGCGCGTCCGCGCGATGCGGTTTGCACATATGCGTATTTCAACAATTCCTCGGCGTAAAGTTGTGCTTGATGATCCATCAGCAAAGGGCGTAGGGTAGGCGTTTCGCGGCCGAGGGACGAAAGGTTGCGTCAATGGCTACTCGTCGTACCGCTCGCGTCGACTCGCTCACGCCCGAAGAACAAGATCATCTCGCGCTCTTTCGATTGCTTCCCGCGGACGCGCGCGAAGCGTTTCACGACGCTATGATCGAAACCGCCCGGAGCCGCGGGCTGCTGGCGTCCGACCCCGCGCCATCTCCTGCATGACGCGGAGGGCCGCCGGCCGCGCCTCGGCGCGCAACGCCCGATACGCCGCGATCAAGGCGGCCTCGTCGGGATCGGTCGGCACGTCGAGCATTTGCGTGAGGTTGTGGCCGAACACCTCCGCGATCTGCTGCAACGTGTCGAGATCGGCGTCGATGTCGCCGCCGAGGTAGCGACTCATCCACGCCTGATTGCGTTTAATGCGCTCGCCGAGGGCGGTTTGCGTGATACCCGTCGAGTGAATCCAACGCCGAATTTGCGCGCGCGCCTGCTGCTGCAACGTGGGAACCATTGGCGCTAGCGTAGGCGTTTCTGAGGGCATTTAGGTAGGCAGTATACCTAAAACGCATACCGCTTGACAGGAGATTCGATGTAAGGGAATATTCCCGTTCTGAATTATGTCCAAGGTCAAATCGCGCCGAGTCGGCCGCGGGCACCAGTTTCCCGATCTCGCGACCTATATTGAGGTTACGGGCGACACGCAAGTCAACATCGCCGCCCGGTGCGGCACCAATCAAGCGCACATCTCCCGCATTGCGAGCGGCGCGCTCGTGCCGCGGCCGCTCCTGGCGGCCCGGCTGGCGCGGTACGCCCATATCCCGCTCGACTCGTTCACCCGGATCCATCTCGCGCGCCTGGAGTCCCACAATGGCGATCGCTGACGTGGCCCGCGCCCGCTGCTACACCGTCGCGCAATTGCTCGAGCTCTTACAGATGCCGGCGAGCACATTTGCCAATCTCAAGCGCGCCGGGAAACTCCCGTTTCTCGACGAGCTCCAACCCCGGCTCGGGAAACATGCGCGGTACCGCGCCGAGCCCGTCGATCGCTACCTCGAGAACCAACTCGCGACGCGCCGCTCGAGTTTCCGCCTGGCGGTGACGCGGTGATCCTCGCGGCCGTCGTCGGGCTCGTCGCCGCGATCGTGTTCGTGCTCGTGGTCCGGCGACATGACGAGCCACCCGATAGCGTGTCGGCCGCGTGGCGCGACGAACATCTCCGAGGCCGCCGTGAGTAAGCGCGCCGATCGTCGCCAGGCGCAAGAGCTAGAGCACGCCGCGCAAGTCGCCATGAGCGAGGCGCGCCCGAATGAACCCGATCGGATCCTCGACGACGCGGACGCGTGCCCGGCGCGGTTTGGCCGGTGTAACTACACGATGCGCGGCCGCGACGGGATCTATCGCTGTTGGTACTGTTGCCGGCGTCGGCCGGCCAGGTAACGCGCCATGGTGATGGGCGCGTTTCTCTCGGCGCACGTTGGCGTCAGTGGTTGCTGGATCTGGCCTGGATCGAAAGATCGCGACGGTTACGGCCTCACAAAGCTTGACGGGAAAACAGCCAGGGCGCCTCGCGTCGCCTACGTACTCACGTACGGGCCGATTCCTCAAGGCCTTGAGGTTCTGCATCGGTGCGATAACCCCGCCTGTTGCAATCCGTCCCATTTGTTCCTTGGGACACAAAAAAACAATTACGACGACGCCAAATCAAAAGATCGCCACTCGCGCGGCGAGCGGAACGGGTGCAGCAAACTCAACCCGGCGCAAGTTCTCGCGATTCGCGCCGATCGGCGACGGCAGATCGACGTCGCGGCTGACTACGGGATTCGTCAGAGCACCGTTTCAGAGATCAAGCAACGCCACCGATGGAGTCACCTGTGGTCGTGATCGACAAACCGGGGATCTATCAGGTGTCCGCGGCGGATTACCACGCCGATTGCTGTCCCGAGCCGTCGTTGAGCGCGTCGATCGCGAAAAAATTATGCCTCGCGTCGCCGCTCCACGCCCACCACGATCACCCGCGGCTCAATCCGGCCGCCGTGCCCGACGAGGCCGATCACTTCGATCGCGGGACGGCCGCCCATGCCGTACTGCTCGAGGGGGGCGGCGATGTGGTCATGGTGGACGCGCCCGACTGGCGCACGAAGGCCGCCCAAGCGGCGCGCCAGGCCGCGCGCGAGTCCGGCAAAACCGCACTCTTAACCAAAGACGTCGCCGAGGTGATCGCCATGGTGGGGGCGTTGCGTGGGCAACTCGATCGCCACGTCGACGGCGGCGCCGCGATGTTTACCGACGGCGAGCCCGAACAAACGATCGTGTGGATCGAGGACGGCGATCTCTGGTGTCGCGCGCGCGTGGATTTTCTCCGGACCGATCCGTTTGCGATCGACGACTACAAAACGACGAGCGCGAGCGCCAACCCCGATCAATGGGCGCGCACGATGTTTGCCGCCGGGCACGATCTCCAGGCCGCGTTTTACTTGCGCGGGTTGCGCGCGATCACCGGCGAGCGGCTCGACGATCCGGCCGCGTTTCGATTTGCCGTGCAAGAAACCTATCCGCCGTACGCGGCGAGCGTGATCGCGCTCAATCCCGACGCGATGCTACTCGCGGAAAAGAAAGTGCTGTACGCGCTCGAGGCCTGGCGCGTGGCGCGCGCGTCGGGTGATTGGGTGGGGTACCCGCGGCGCACGGCGTACGCGACGCTGCCGGCCTGGCATGAGGCGTGGTGGCTCGAGAGGGAAATGCGGTGATGCGCGTGAGTGATCGAGCGAAACGAACAATCGGCGGCCGGCCGCCGGGTGGATCCGCGCACGATCGGGCCTGTTTATACATTCGGGATCGTGCAAAGCAATTTATCGAAACCGTTCACCCGCTCGAGGGCGGGTACGAACTCGGCGCCGTGGAACTCGAGCGCCCATTTTGTCACGAGGATCGGATCGCGGGGTATATAGACCTTGCTATAACGGCGTCGATCGATCCGCCAATCCCGCCCTGGTGGCGCAATGAGTGGGGTAAACCGCCAAGGACGATCCACGTATTTTTTATTGAAGTGAAGCCGATGCGTCAATCGATCGGCGAGACGTTGCGACAATTCAAACATTACCAACATTTGTACGAATTGAAACTGTCGGAACTCACGCTAAATGACCACAGCGAACTTTTACTAGCAAACGGACCCGAGATCGCGCACTGGGTACTCGCCACGATCTACAGGCCGTCGGTGGCCGAGCTCGCGATCTATCAGGAGTCGGGGATCCTTGTGCGGACGCTCGACGCTGAACGGATCAATTCGTACACGGGCACAACTCTCGCGAAAGAGATGCGATGAGCCCGTTTACGTTTCGGCCGGCCGTGCGCGAAAAAATCCCGCTCTTGCTCGGGCTCTCGGGCGGGACGGGGAGTGGGAAAACGTACTCCGCGATGCGCCTCGCGCACGGGATCGCCGGCGATCGGCCGTTTGCCGTGATCGATACCGAGGCGAGCCGCGCGCAACACTACGCCGATCAATTCCGGTTTGATCACGGCGACCTGAAACCGCCATTTACGCCCGAGGCTTACGCCGACGCGATCGCCGCGGCCGACGCCGCACACTACCCGGTGATCGTCGTCGATTCCATGTCGCACGAGTGGGCCGGCGACGGCGGGATCCTCGACGCGCACGATCGCGAGCTCGATCGCATGGCCGGCGACGATTTCAAAAAACGCGACGCGTGCAATATGGCCGCGTGGATCAAACCCAAGGCCGGCCATAAGCGCATGGTGCAACGGTTGCTCCAAATGCGCGCGCACGTGATCCTCTGTTTCCGCGCCGAGCCGAAGATCGACATGACGCGCGAGAACGGCAAGATCGTCATTACCGAGAAAAAATCGCTCGTCGGGTTGCACGGGTGGATCCCGATCGCGGAAAAGAATTTGCCGTTTGAGCTCACGGCGTCGGTGCTCCTGATGGCCGAGCGGCCCGGCGTCCCGTTGCCGATCAAACTCCAAGAGCAACACAAGCCATTTTTTCCGCTCGACGCGGCGATCACCGAGGCCACGGGCGCGCACCTGGCCGCGTGGGCGGCCGGCGGCGCCACGCCGACGCCGGCGCCCGCGGCCGTCGTTACCGATCACGAGCTCGCGGCCGAGTGGATGTTACAGATCACCGAGGCGCGCACGCGCGACGATCTCGAGCGGATCGGGCGCGAGCTTCGGACGCGCCGCGGCCTCTCACCGGCCAGTCTGAAAACCGTGCGCGAGGCCTACACGGCCCGGCTCCGCGTACTCGGCGAGCACACCGATACCCCACGAAAGGCGGCGCAACGATGAGTCGACGCACCACGAAAGTAGACGACGCAATCGAGGCGATCACGAAAGAGATCGACGCCGCCGTATTCGAGCTCGCCGTGTTGCAAGGGACGCGCGAGCGGTTGCGCGCCTTGCGCCGGCGCGAGCCACCCGACGACGAGCGCGAGCTCGAGATCGTCGCCGCGGTTGATCTCGAGCCCCTCGGGCCCAATGGACGCGAGCGCCAGGGGTAACTCCCATGTGGGCGCGCCTGGATGACGAATTGATCGATCATCAAAAAATTTTCGCGGCCGGGAAACGGGTGGGCGCGAATGGGCCGGCCGTCGTGCTCGGGTTCTATGCCGTCAGTCTGATGTGGACGAATAAACATCTCACCGACGGGTACTTGCCCACGACAACGATCGAAAGTTTCCGCCACGTCGACAAGCCGCTGGCCGTCGCTGACGCGCTCGTGCATGCGGCCTTATTCGAAAAGGTGGACGGGGGTTTCAGGATTCACGATTTCGATGAGTGGAACCCCTCGGCGAAAGAGATCAAACGGAAGCGGAAAGAGGATCGCGTGCGGAAGCAACGCGAGCGCGCCTCGAGGAATGGATCGTGACGGCACGTGTTATGCCGTCCGGCGCCTGTCCGCGACATGTCCGCGCGGATTCCTCGGCGCTCGCGCGCGCCGGCGCGCGCGTTACGCGCGCGATCGCGATCCCGTACCAAGTAAGCGGCCCGTACCAAAGATCGGGGCGTCCGCCTTGGTACTAGCAATTAGAACGCGCCGCGCAAACGCCGCGCGGCGAAATGCTTAGGAAAACATGACGAACGCCGCCGGACACGATTGCGCGACGCACACCCGGCTCGTGGTGCGGGTGCTTCAAGACGTGCTCCGAGCCGAGCGATTCGAGTCGTACGCGGACCTGGCCGAAGCCGTCAAGCAACGGTGTGCGCGGGCCCGAATCTTCTACGACGCCGGCGTGATCTCCGAGGCGATCGCCCGCGTCGAGCTCGGCGGGGCACAGCCGGTGATCGCGTCGCGGTTGCCGCGGCGTCTCGTTGAGCGCGAGCCCGAGCCCGGAATCGGACACGCCGACGCCGCGGCGATCCTGCAACGCCTGGGGATCGAACTGTGATCGCGTGGGAGCGGACGCGCGCCGCGGTGTTGTGCGGCCGGTGTAGTCGCACGCTCATCCCCGGCGATCCGATCCTCGTGTGGACGATCGCGCGCGGGACGGCGCGGCCGATCCGATGCGTGCGGTGTGAACTCTGCGAGGGGCCGGCACCGCCCGATTTACCGGCGCTCGTCGAGCGCGCGCCCGTCACGCCGGCGGCGTTCGTGCGACTCCAACCGCGCTTACCGCTCGGGACTGCGTTAGCGGATTGGCGTGCGCGCCAGGCCGGCGAGGCGCGGGAACCTGGCGAGGATGGGTGATAGCGATGCGACACCGTGACACCGACGCGATCGGCGAGGCGCTCGATACCGTCGAATCGACGCTCGACGTGCATACCCGCGCCGTGGCGCATTTGCGCGCCGTGTATGACGCGACGCAACCCGCGCCGCCCGACGACGACGTGATCCACGTGCACGCCGGCGAGGATTTGCGATCGATCCTCGAGCACGCGCCCGACGGCGCCGTCGTCGAGTGTGAGCCCGCGACGTTTCACGGCCCGTTTATCCTCACGCGGCCGGTGACGCTGCGATCGTCGGTGGCGTGGGACGGCCGCGCGGGGCTCGACATGCCGGTGTGGTTGACGTCGGCGGCCGAGGATACCGTGAGCGTGCGCGGCCCCGACGTGCGCCTCGTGCGCGGCCTCGGGATCACCAACACAAACCCCGATTATCAACTCCTGGCGATCACGCGCGAGGCGACGCGGACGCTCGTCGATCAAGTCTCGTGTCTCGGCGATCCGCACTACGGGCAACGCCGCGGGATCCGGCCCGAGGGATCCGTCGTCGTGATCCGTCGGTGCTATGTCGATCACGTCGGGCGCCCCGGGCTCGAGACGCAAGCCGTGTGCGGCGTCGTCGGCGGCCGCGAAATTTTGATCGACGATTCCGATCTCAGGGGCGCGGCCGAGGCCGTCATGTTTGGGGGCGGCGATACCCAGTCGAGCGATCTCACGCCGTGCAATATCCGGATCACGCGCTCGACGCTCACCAAACGCGTCGACTGGTACGGCGCCGGGTGGCAGATCAAAAACGCGTTCGAATTAAAAAACGCCCGCGGCGTCTACGTCGCCGATACCGTGATGCAATACGCCGGCATGGCCGAGGGCCAAAGCGGATTTGTGCAGGTGTTTACCCCGCGCAATCAAGACGGCGGATCCCCGTGGGCGTGCGTCGAGGACGTGATAATCGAGCGGTGCCGGTGCGAGTACGGCGGCGCGTGCGTGTCGTTCATGGGCAGCGACTACGCGCACCCGTCGGGCATGCTCCGGAATATCACGTTGCGCGACGTCTTGTTTGATCAGATCGACCCGTGGGAGATCACGGGCGGCTCGGGCAATTGTTTCCAGATCCAACGCGCACCCGAGCACGTCACGCTCGATCGCGTCACCGTCCGCGGGCAACATTTGAACGCGTGCTTTTACTTCGGGCCCGACATGGCGCCGCCCTGGCTCACCGTGCGCGACGTCGTGATCCCGGCCGCGTTTACCGATCCGCACGAGAACGATCCGTATACGTGGAAAATCGACGGGGGCGGGCAAGGCGAAGCGGCCGCGCGCGCGTTCTGTACCTTCCCCGACGACGCGTCGAAAAACATCGTGATCGAGCGCGTCGGCACCCCCGACGCCGCGGGCGCGTCCGGGTACCCGGAGTAGAGAAGGGCGGCACGTATGTTTACCGTGGCTCTCGTGTTGGCGCTCGCGGCGTTTCTCGCTACGCTCGCGGCCGCGCTCAATCCCCCGCGCGCGCCGCTGTGGGTGGCCGTGTTGCTGCTCGCCGTCGCGTTGCTGTTGCAATCGTTACCGATCCGCTGAAAGGGGGACCGATGCGCCGCTATCTCTCGATTTACGCCGACTCGCGGGCGCCGGGCACGTGCCGATCGTGCGGCCGCCCGATCGAATGGGCCGAGCTCGCCTCGGGGCGCCGGATGCCATTCGATCGGATCGTCGTGCTCACCGAGCAAACGCGGCTGTTTATCGGCGCGCGCGACGTGATTAACGTCGATACCGAGTCGGGCCCGACGCATTTTGCCACGTGTCCCGACGCGAAGGCGTGGCGGCGCCGCGCGTGACGCTCGCGTTTACGGTGTACGGGCTCGCGCGCACGAAGGGCAATCACCGGGCGATCCATGTCAAGGGGATGAAGTTTCCGATCGTGACGGAGAGCAATCGCAACGTGGCGTCGTGGCAACAACTCGTCGCCGCGGCCGCGAGCCAGGCGATCGCTACGGCGCCGGCGGCCGAGCGCGGGTTGATCACCGGCGGCGTCCGCGTCACGGTCGGGTTTTATCTCCAGCGGCCGCGCAAATTCGGCAAGCGCGGCGTCTTCGTGCACCATACCGTCAAGCCGGATCTCGATCGGCTCGAGCGCGCGATCCTCGACGCGCTCACGGCGATCGCGTACCACGACGACAAGCAAGTCACCGAGATCGTCACGGGGAAGTATTACGCCGGCGTCGACGAGCCGGCGCGCGTCAATATCCGCGTCGAGCCGGCGCCGCCCGGTCGGACGGGCGTGCACCCGATCACCATGCCGCTCTTTGAGGCCGCCGGATGATCGAGCGGTACCGCGACGGGATCGGCCTCGAGCGGTGCGCCGAGTGTTTACGCCTGTCCGGGGATTGCGAATGCGCGGTATACGCCGGCCAGGTGTACGCCGCGAGAAAGGGCACAATGCGACTTTTTGACGTTGATCACGTGGGGTGCTACCTCGACACGATCGGCCACCGTGTCGAAAAGGATTCCGACGGCCTCGAGCGGCGCATGGTGGATCTCACGTTACGCGTGCAACCCTTCACCGTCGAGCTCGCGCAAGCCTTGCACGGCGACGTGCGCGCGTTGCTCTTTACCCTCAACGACGCCGCGCCGAAACGGATCGTCAAAGCCGCGGCCTTCGCGCTCACTGTCCCGAATCAAACAATCACCGTGCGGCCCGTGCCCGAGCTCGACGACGGCGCGCTCGTGCTCATGGACGTCGAGATCACCGGGATCCGCGCGCGGACGGAGAAAGGCGTCGACGGGTACGCGTGCGTGTTTGACGCGAGCGTTGGGCCCGTGTCGGCGCGCGAGCTCGAGGCCTTTACGGCCTGGCACACCGAGCAACGGTTTCTCACGACGCACCCGCAGCAACCGCTACTCGATTTCGCCGGCGCGCCCGAGCCCGAGCCCGCGGGGCCGCGGCCGATCCGCAATCGGCGCCAGGCGCGCGAGGCGTCGGCGTGACACGGCGCGAAGTGATCGAGCGGTTAATTTACGAGCTCGCCGAGCCGCTCGCCGACGGCCAGGGCGATCACGTCGTGTCGATCGCCTTCGTGCTCGATCGGCGCCGCGCGTTCGTGAAGTGTTGCGACGCGGTGATCAAAGAATTGCGCGAGGCCTCGACGTGACGCGCCGCGGCCGGGCGTCGGTGCATTTGCCGGCGTACGTGCGCGACGAGGCGATCCATATTCCGAAAGGCGACACGGTGTACACGATCGATCTCGACGAGATCACCGTCGAGGCGCTCGAGCGCGGGATCTGTCCCGAGGATCTCGCGCAACGCATGCACGATTTACTACGGTGGCGACGCGAGGCGATTCGCGCAACAACGCCGCCTATTGTGAGGGGGTGACCGATGGCCGCAGCGTACCGATTTTTGATCACCGACGAGATCCCCGTGCTCGAGGCATGCTCGTACGAGCCGTCGACGAATGCGCCAGGAAAAACGATTTGCTACAACGAGGACGGATCCGCGCTCGTCGTCGAGCCGCAATCGGCCGGCGGCAAGATCCGCCCGACGCGGCCCGATGAAACGGCCGACTCGCTGTGGTGCCAGGCCGACGCGTGCGGCGATCTGCTCGTCTATCGGCCCGATCCGGCGAATGAGCCCGCGCATATCGTCGCCTTTCGCATGGTGACGGCGTGAGAGCGGGATCCGTCGTCTTGCTCGGGAGTGAGTACGGCGCGGCCTCGAGCGTCACGCCGATCGTGCGGCCGTTTCCACCGGCGCCGCCGGGCTCGTACGATCACGTGTTGCCATGGACGCCGCCCGCGACGCGCGATTACTTGCGCGGCGATTTTTGGGCCGTGCCGTGTCCCGGGTTGCCGGCCGTGCCGGGCGGCCCGTCGGGCGGCTCGAGCGAATTTCCCGAGCGCGTCGTAACCGGCCTCGACTACAAATACGATCGATCGAAGTACTGGCCGGCCATGGTGGATCGCCACCGGGAGCGCGGGTATACCCATTGGCTGCGCTGGAGTAGCAACGCCTTGTACGACGTCGGGTACGGCGGCGATCCCTCGATCAATAAATTCGTCGACGACTGCGGATTACTGCACGCGCTCGGGATGCCGTACGTTGTCGCGAGTCTCTGGAGCAAGGTTTACGATCCGCGCGACATGACGCCGCAACAGTATCAAGATCGCGTCGGGCCGTTGCTCGAGGCGTTGCTCGCCGCGCGCGCCGTCGACGAAGTGATCCCGGGTTTCGAGTGGGATAGCGGCAACGTTCCCGGCGACACGACGATCCAGATTTTCAAGTGGGTGGGACAAACGGCGCACGCGCGCGGCGTCTCGTGTTGGGCGCACTTCTACCCGCACGTCGCGGCGTGGTTTGCCGACGGCGATCCGCGCGGCCGGTTTGGATTTTGGGACGATCTCGGCGCCGACGTCGACGGCCTCGACTATCAAGCCGACGCCTCGTGGGACGTGCCCGAGCTCCAAGCACGGATCGTCGATTCGCTCTGGACGTTCGGCGAAAACGGCAACCTGCACAAATTCCGACTCTGTGAGGATCAAGCGATCAAACAATTCAGCGGGGATCCGTGGGGATCGGGATCGCTCCACCCCGACGAGATCGACGGATGCGCGCGCGGGTACTACGCGGCGTGCACGATCGACAACGTGAAAGGGACCGACGCGCGCGTGTGGGGCTACGGTAACGGCGGGATGAATGACGACGGCGGGTGGTTGTAGTGCCGACGCTCGAGGGTTGGACCGAGGCCGACGTTACGATCAACGGCGCCGCGCTCTCGTTTGCTGAGGCGATGACGCTCCGGGTTGCCGTCGGAAGTTTCCGCATATGGTTAAGCGATCGCGCCGTGCGCGACGGGCTCGGTGAACCGCTCGCGAGCAATTACGACGCGCGCCTCGTCGCGATCGAAAGACTGATGATGAGATCGGATGTGCGCTGATGCTAACGCCGCTCACGCGCGCCATGCTCGAGGCCGTCACCGGCGACGGCGACGACTCAGAGCTCGTGTTGCGCGCCACGTGTCACCCGCGCGCCGGCTTGCGCGCCGCCTATGATCGCCAGGCCGGCACGCTCACGCTCATGTGCGAGGCGTGTAACCGGCTCGTCGCCGCCGTGGTGGTGCAACGGTGACGCCCGACGACGAGGCGCTCATCGCGCGGCACGTGCAATGGTTCTATCGCAACCGGATCAAGGATCCGCCCGATTCGCTGTTCGTGCTGGCTTTGGAGTTTTGCAAAACTGAAACGGCGATCCTCGAGGGGATCGACGATGCGCGCACGCTATTTGAGGCCGCGGATCAAGCGTTCGCCCGCGGCAAGCTCAAGGTGCGGCCGTGACGTTGATCGAGTCGGACACGCCGGTCCGCGTGAGCATGGGGTGCGCGTTCTGCGCCTGGCGGATCGTCATGTCGGGCCCGGCGCTCGAGGTCGCGCACTTCCTGAGAGCGCGCGCACAAGAGCACGTACGCGAGTTACACCCGGAGCAATCCCCGGCCGGGGATCTCAGCCTGACCCTCCTGGCGGAATTAGGGTTCCGGTAAATGCCACGGCAACCGATCCGCGCGTGCGGTCAGTGCGGGCGCCTGGGGTGCACGGTGCACGGCGGCCGCTCGGGCTGGAATCGGATCGACGCGCCCCCGCGGATCCGTGGCCGGCGACTCCAAGCGTTACGGAAACAACTATTCGCCGAGTCGCCGCTCTGTGTGCTGTGTGCCGCCCTGGGCCGGGCCAGGCCGGCCACGATTCGCGATCAC